GTACTGTCTATGCCGCCACTGATGTTCACGCATGGCTTCGGATAAGGAACAACGGCGTTCCGAATCAGGTTTACGAGAGGGTGTTCCTTCAACGGTTAATCACTTGTTCAGCTACGTCAAGGTGAATGTCAACAACCAAATCAGGGTCATGTGTTTTCTTTATCCATTCCCTGCTCTTCTGCCCAACGGTTCGCCTGAAGTCACGGCTCAAACATTCTTCCATGTTCTTCTCTATGTCGCCAATGCTGAATGAGTTCAGTATCGGAGGCAAACTGCCAAAACAGTCTTTCACCACGGCGCTATTGTAGTACATGATGACGGGTTTCCCGCATGCCATCGCTTCAGGCGTGGCTGTGCCCCAGCTTCCCAGAGTGAATTGATCCAGCACCACGTCGGAGTTTCTGTACTGCTCAATCAATTCGGCTTTCGGCATTGGTTCAAGGTAACTGACTGAGGATTCGATGCCTAGTTTCCTGACTACCTCCTTGGATTTCTCAAGATCCGTCCCCCAGTTAACTAGAACCATTTGACCGCCGAATCGTTTGTGGAAGTCTGCGAATGCTTTGATGGCTTTATCGTTGCTCTTCTCTATCCAATGGTGTCTTGAAGGCATGAAGAACACGAGGCTTTCACGGTGCGAGTCGCCTTTGGGACTGTACCTTTCCGCGTCAATGGCGAATGGAACAAACCTCGCGTCCAAGTCGGCTTCCCTGAAAATAGGGAGGGTATCTGGGTTCGTGAACAGGATAACGGGCGCTTTCCTGTAACTTCGTTTAAGCAGTTTCAGAAGCGCGTTCGTCCAAAGGAAATGTTTCCTGTAGGGCGGCAACGGATTCTTGCTGAAGGGCAGGTAGCGGATGGCGCCCGAGTCGTAAGGCACGTAAGTGGCATTAGTCACGTATGCTTGTAGGCTGCTTGGGTAGTGGCAGAACGTTAAATCGTATTTCGGGAACAGTCTGCCTAGTTTGCCAACTAGAACTAGATCGCGCAGGACCCGTCGCTTCGGAACCTTAACGGTTTTCACCCAAACTGGAGTATCACCGTTTTCCCAGGTTGGTACGTCGCCTTGGTATTCGCGGTTAGTAACTACAAGGTCTGCTTCTATGCCGCGCCTTCGCATCGCCAACGTAATGTTGTAGGCGTCCTGCGCCATGTTGAAGCAGTTGAGTAGTTTTACGTGAGATTCCTCGCTCTATCCTTCATCCAGCGGGAGAAAATCAGTATCCGCCAGAACAGTCGTATATCCTCATGCCGCTTCTTCCTCGTGATTTGGCGGCAGAGGTTTCTGAATCCGTCAAAGTCAATGTACTCATCAACGTTCTTGACGGTTTCGCTGCACCAATCCATCTTTTCCTCAATCAGTCTGGTTGCCCATTCCAATTCGGGCGCTGGGAACCCAAACTTTGATCTTCGCAAACGCACTTTCTCTGGCAAAGTCCCCTTCATTGCTTCACGGAGAAGATACTTTGTCCATCCACTCCGTATCTTCGCTGTATTAGGCAGACTGAAGAGGTACTCGACAAGCGGCGGATACATGAACGGGTACTTGATTTTTAAGCCGAATGCTTTAGCGTTCGCGTTTCCCGTCTTGCAAACTGAAACAAGTGAACCAGCAAACATGTCATAGTGCATATGTTCCGCGAGGCCGCGATAGGGAACAGACTGGTTGGCTGGCGTCTTGCACTTCAGTATTTTGTTAAACTCGTTTTTGGTTAAGCCCAGTTTGAGGCGCAAGTACTGTGTGAAGTACGGTTTTGTCAAATCCATGGTTCTGAAGAACTCTGCGAAGCCCTTGGCGAATCTGCGATCTCGCAGGAGATCCAACAAGTAATCAACTATGTACTTGGTGTAGCCGCCGAGGCTTTCGTCTCCGCCTTGACCGTCCAGCAACACTTTTATGCCGTATTCGCTGGCTAGTTTGAACGTGCGGTACTGCATGTATATGCTGGGGCCGAGGAAAGGGTTCTCTTGAATTGCTACTAGGTCGCCAAAGTCTCTGAAGAACTCTTCAAATGTGGGTGTTACGGTGTAATTCACTAGACCGTACTTATTTACAACTTCGTTGATGTAGGATAATTCGCCAATGTTTGCCTGCTCTGGCACGCAACTGAACGTGATAAGTTTGCGGCCTAGGTTGCTGGCGGTGCAGACTATTGATGAACTGTCTAGCCCGCCGCTGAGGCACGCGCCAATCAGCGCATTCGTATCCAGAGAACAAAACACGGATTCTGTGAAAAGGTGGTTGAAGGCGACTTTGGCTTTCTCCATGTCCACGTTTGCGTAGGAAGGGTTGAAGCCAAGTTCCGCGCATGATCCGTTGGACGGTTTGTTCCAGAGGAACTCCGCAACTTCATTCATTCGTCACTCACAACCGAAAAGCAGTTGTTTTGAACAGACCGCGTACACAACGCGGTCATGGTTATACCACTTGATTTTCCATTGATTAACTACGAATCCTGCACGGCGCAGTTTTCGCCTTAATTGCCAATCCCACAGGTAATGCCGCATATGATTCATGTCGCGGTGACGCAGCAACCAGATTTTCCCTCTCAGCCCCAAAACGCTCTGCATAAGTATGAATAACCCGTTTCTCTTTAGAACTCGATGCGCTTCACGGAGAACTTGGCCGTCATCCAGAACGTGGTCGAGCACGCTGAAAACCGCGACAGTGCCGAAGACTTCGTCTTTAAGAGGCAACGATTCGCCCACCGCCTTTACGTCGCTGGGCAGCAAAGGGTCAATGTTGACGTCGCATTTGACGGGGCACGCGCCTGAACCCACATTCAACGAGGGAGCGCGACCATGCTTGTTTAGGAAAGTTTGTTCGTCGCCCCAGATGCGCCGAGTGTAATCCGACACTGCCGTGAACTGGGTTTCGCCTACGGATTGCGTCCGTTGCCATTTGCTCACCATTGCGCAAGCATCTCGGCAAACGTCAACAGCTTCTTGATGAACACGGTTTTGAACAGGTCATGCCAGTTGCCCCGTTCAAACTCGTAGTCCTTTATTGGGATAATTACGAAGTAAGCGTAGTATTTGCCCGCTGGGACTATGCTTCCGCAGGGATTGATGCTTTCCCCGATGTAGTGAACTGTCTTCTTGCGCCGCCACTTCGTCGTTTTGCCGTACTCCAGCTTGCGCGTGGGGCACGTCAGGCAGGTCCAGTGGAACCTTCGTCCTTTAACCACGCAGACCGTGTCGGAGCACGCGAGTTTGGGCAGTTGAAGCTTAGGCAATTCGCCTCACTCTATGTTCAGGCACGGGATCTATTTTCCATTCAGCGCATTCGTTTGGGAACCCTGGGCGCTCATGTGTCACGACTCCGATTCGGCAGTTGCGGTTTCTAGGCTTTTCGCCTTCTTGGAACTGGAAGTAGAAGCAGAAGAAGCAGATGTGCGGGTACATTTTTCTGAGTTGGTTGAGTTTGCGCATCTCGAACCATCCGACGCGGGGGTACTCGGGCGTTTGCTGGGTCATTATCCTATGCTTGCCTCCCCAACTTCGCGCATGTTGCTTGGAGCACGTTTACTGAACCACGCCTCACTATCTACTTCGATTAGGACAGGTTGCTTATATGAATACTTGTCGTGGACGCTGCAGTAGTATCGCCTGTGAAGCACGTCGTCCGAGTCTGAGTGGCCTAAATGCAATCCTAGGAACGGCGTCAGGTTGCCTGTGACGGTTGCTGGGGTCAAGGTGCAGTCTTCAGGTCGGCTTCCGTCTTCGCAGTACAGGTGGCAGTTGCAGATGATGTCTGGCGTCCCCTGTGATACGGTCCAGATTTTGCCGCATTTCGGGCACTTGACTTTGATTCGCAGACTCATACCGTTTCTCCGATTATGGATTAATGAAAAAAAGGGAGAAGGTGAAGGATCGAGAAAGAACTGTTTAGGTTGCTTCTTCGCTTATCGTGAAGCAGGAGTTCTTCTGTATGGTTACGCTGTCTTGCCGTGAGCTTATTGTTGCGCCTACCAAGTCTTGAATTGGGTCAGTGTACTTGTCTATTTTGAGCCACCGCTTGCGTCCCGAAATCAAAGCATACTGCTTGTCTATGACGATGGTTTTGCCGTTCAGCGGCGTGGCGGCGGTTGTCGGCGCGATGTAGGAGGCTATCGTGTAGAGCATGTCCATGCCTGCCATTCTGCTTGGCAATCCGTTTGCCATGAGGTTGCCTGCCCACGGTTCAGCGTAGTTGTACGGCGTGGTTACGATTGTGTGCCAACCGCAATGCGGGCTAGTGATGACCGTGTTAGGCGTGTAGCCTTGCCCCAAAATGTAAGCCATTGCGTCCTCGACGTCTACTGTTCCTCCTTGGAACAGCGTGAGGCTTGTGCTGTTGGTGTGCCCGTGTCCCTGTGTTCCGTCGCCGTCTGGCGCCGTGTACAGGATTGTCAGTGCGGCGTTCGTGGCGTATTCGCCCATTTCCTTGCCTGCTTCCTCAAGACTTCTCTCCATGAGGCTCCACTGGCTGTCCTCGATCATGCTGTAGCCGATTGGGATGTGCAAGCCGAAGCACGTGCTGAAGTCCAGTACCGCTTGGGAAATCGTCAGGTTGCTCTCGGGCATTTTGCCGCCGCTACTGTATGGCGTGGGGTTGAACACGTTGTTTGTGACGAAGTCAACGTTGCATGTGGTTCCCGGCAGTTCCGCTGGTCCCATGAGAACCCTGCTCATTTGCGCTACGATGTCGGTTGCGATTGCGCTGGTGAAGAGGATGTCGTAGATCTTGATTGGTATGAGGTAGTTTACGCCTTGCAAGCCTGCCCCAGTCATTGCGCCCGATTTGCCCACGAACTCCTTCAGCGGCACGTTTCGGAGGGTTGCCGCCATGTTCAGCATGTCGGACCTAGTCATGTGCAGGTCCTTGTCGTTGACTTGCTCTTCGCCTGTGCCGAAGACGTTGAACTCTGTCCAGTCAAAGTAGTGCTTTGCCTCCATGAGGCTCTGGATGCTCTTCAGCGTTTTAGATGCTATTTTCTCGATGATGTCCTGCGGGCTGGCTGGCGTTGCTTGGACGCCTAGGGTTTTGGCTTGGTCAAAGATTTCGTTTAGTCCAAAAGTCATTGTCGCGCAACTCCTAGACGCATTTGCCGATCAGGATTAGTCCTTCGTCCCCGTCTGCCGCCAGAGTCTGCAATATGAGTCCCAAGCAGAAACTGAGGCCGCCCGCCACAGCCGCGACTGCTGTTGCTCCAGAGGTGAACTGGAGAATTTCCTGCGTGTAGTGGCTTGCGCCGCTGTTGCAGCAGAAGCTGCCTGCCGTGACTCCTGTGATTGCTCCAGCGCTGTAACATTGGCTTTTCACGATTCCGTAGGTTACCACTGGCACTCTGTCGCCTACTGCTACTGGCGTCTTGAGTACCATGCCGAGGTTGCAGTCTCCCTTCGTTGTTGTGACTACGCAGCCGATGTATCCCGCAGCGCTTGCCGTGGTCTTAACCCAGTTGTTGGCAACCATGGTGATGTCTCCTGCGCGGAAGAATCCGCATGTGTACCCGTCGCTTATTCGTCCTTCTTGGTCTGGCCAATAATCAGTCATTTTTCCATCTCCTTTAGTTCGGTTCTATGTTTTTCCCTTTTCAGGGAGTAGGTCAGGGGTTACCCTAACGTTACTATGAATGATGAGGGCGAAAAGAGGAAACTAGGTTTTCTCTGTCAGTTTGTAGCTGGCGTCCTTGTAAAGCGTCACACTGTCCTGCCTGAAGCTTACGACGGCGTCTGCCAAGTCCTGCTTGGGGTCTGAGAAGTTCTCCAGCATGAGCCAGCGTTTTCGTCCCGTCAGAAGCGCGTAGTCTCGGTCTAGGATCTCAGCTATGCACGTTGTGAACGCTGCGCCTTCCACGTCTGTGCTGTCATGGAGTTTGTCGCTGCCGTTGAACACCACATCCATCGAGTACAGTTTCATGTCGTAGCCCGCTGTCGGCTGCGGGAAGCTTGTGTGCGGGTAGTTGGGTTGCCAGTAGCGGTTTGCGTCTGCGCCCGTGGTTTCGACTCCGCACGTGTTTATCACATTATGCGTCATTGATTCGCGGGTGATCAACAGCGTGTTCGGGTTGAAGTAGTCTGCTTCTACGGCTTTGATGGCTGTTGCGATTTCGCTCCAGAGCATCGTGTCTGTTCCCGCGCATGTTGCGGTGTTCGCTGTGCCGTCTCCGTCCGCGCATGCGAGTAGCGCGGTGATTGCGAGGTCTGACGCTAGTTTGCCGCAGGCGTATCCTGCTTTCTGAATCAGGGTTTGAACTAGGCCGATGGCGTTGTCGTCAACGAGGTCTTGCCCGATGTTCATGTTCAGCGTATAAGTATCTGGGCACGTCAGCTTCGCGTAAGTGAATGTGGGTTCCTGCTCTGGCGCTTTGCCGCCGCCTGCCGTCTGCTTCGGAGTGAACATGTTGTCAACCGCGATTGGCACGATGAGGTCTGCGCCTTCCCAGCCGGTGACTACTTGGCCGATTAGTGGGCAAATGTCTTTTCTTGCCGCGCTGTATTGCAGTGTGTCGTAGATTTTGTTGGCAAGCAGGTAGTTTGCTCCCTGAAGCCCCGCCGCTGTTAAGTTGCCGCTTGCTATCCACAGTTCCTCGAGGCTTAATTTGTCCGTGGTTTCCCTGATTGATTGCAGTTCCGGGTAGTTGAGTAGGCTGGGGTGGTACATTCCTTGTTCTAAGCATCGGCTTTTCTTGTGCTGCCGAAGATGCTCCGTCAGTTTCTCCGTGCATTCTTTTAGGTTCCACATTTACCAGTCAGCCCCCTTCTGCTTTTCGCTGCCTTTGAATTTGGGTTTCAGTTTGTCTTCCAGATTGTCCAAGCGCGTATTAGTCTCCACAGTTTCCTTCGTTTGCTTCTCCGATTTCTCTTCCTGCTTCTTCTTCAGGTCCACGTTCTCCTGTTCCAGCATACGCATTTTCTCGTCGAAGCCTTTCTTGATTTCCAGCACGTTTTCGTCTGCTTTGATGACTGCGGTTTTGATTGTGTCGTATTCTTTGAACTTGTCTTTCCATCCTAAGTCGTCTGGCTGCAACTTTGCAAGCGTTTCTTTCCAAGTTAAGTCATCTGAAGGCAATTTTGCAAGTATTTCTTTCCATGTTAGGTCGTCCTTTGGAATGGCTTCAATGATTCTCTTGAGTTCTTGCGTTAACTTTGTCTCAAGTATTGCTAGTGACTCTTTTAGTTCCTTCAAGTTCAGTTTCCATGAGACATCATCTTCTGGTGCAGGCGGGAACCTGATGGTTGTTGGTTTGTTGGCTTCCACTACGATTTCGTTTAAGGTGGCAACCACGTTCTTGAATGCTTCGTTGATTTCGCGGTTCTGTTTGCAAGTTTGCCCAGCCCGCAATTCGTCTTTCATTTCTTTCACTATGATGTCGAAGGACTCGAAGTTTATCGGGTTCCAAACGATGGGCGCTATTTTGCTTTCCTTCAGAACCACGGTTTCGCCTATTTTGCTTCTGCAGATGGCCCATGCCGATTCTTCTGGTTTTCCCTGAGCTATGAGAGCATCCACGCAAGCCTTCAGTTCAGGGGAACATGGCTCCGCGATCTTCTGGGTTGCTTTTGCTGGCTCAATCTTCTGTTCAGTAGCTACTTTAGTTTCTGGCGCCGTTGGCGTTTCATGTTTCTCTTTTACCTCTGGAAATTTGTTCATTTTTTCTTTACTCATTTCAAATCGTTCCACTGTCTCTATGAGACTGTCAAAGCCTTTCGGCGCGGTTTCAGCAATGTTCACGGTTGTGTTCAACCCCGGGATTTCGTTGCCGAAGACAAGGCTTAAGGCGCGTCCGATTATTCCCCATGGACCCGCCTTTATGTTTCGGATGAGGTGCTCTTTCGCCATGTGGGCTTCGAAGGCAAGTTGGTCTAGGAACCCTTCTTTCTTGCATTTGGGGCAACGGTCCCGTTGGTAGTCTGCTTGGATGCTGACTCCCTTAACTTCCGTACTCCTCTGTTTTATGAGGGTGACGTAGGGTTCCTTCTTGACGTCAGCCACGTAGCGGAGCGTGTCCGTGCCTTCATCATAATCCATTTCCTCCACGTTGCCAATGATTTCTTTGTCATTGTGATTCACGGTTAGTGGCACGCCGATGAAGGTGTTCACTGCCCGCAGTAGGGCTTCGCGCATGTAGTGTCTGCCGTTTCTGCTTGTTTCTCCGCCATGCGCGGCTATGCCTTTGATGCGGACGGTGCGCCCGTCCTTCATTTCCTGAATCTTCTCTATTGTTCCGTTCCAAACAAATTCAAATTCTGTCAAGTCGTGTTTCTCCTATACGTTCAAACGTCCTCTCTGGACTTGGAGATCCTCACTTTTGCGGTGTATGGTTCAACTTTCTTTTCGGGGATTGGTTGCTGTGTCTTCGCGATTTGCTGTTGCAGTTCAGCGATTAGGCTGGGCATTCCGCAACCCTCAAATTTACTGCATTTTGAGCACTCCACGTCCTGAAATGCGCATCTCACTGTTTCTTTACGCCTCCTTTACGCTTGATTTCTTGTTCATCTGTTTCTTCGTCTCCTGATTATCGTGATGAGGGCTACGGCGGCTTCCTCTATGGAGAGTTCGGGGATGAATCTCCGTCGCCTTACTCCTCCTAGCCCAGCGAGTGCTGGCACGACAGGTGCTGGGGCTACTCCGCCCGTGCCGAGCTGGTGAATGATGAGTGCCGTGGGCATCTACAGCCCCACTCCAACAAGTAGTCTTCTCAGGACAGCCGCAGCCGCCGCGGCTGACCATGTGAAGTTAGTGATTCTGCTGTCCCAAGGATCAGCGTTGCCGTAATTAAAATTCAGACTTGTCCCGCTTAGAACAAGCTCGTAGTACACGGTCCAAGTAGCTGCGTCGAGGCTTGTGGCTCCAAGGGCTTCAGAGACAAATGTCTGCTTCAAACCCCAACTAACTGGCATAAGCCTAGACATGTAAACCCTGACAACTATCTTGTCTGTAGCAACCAAAACCGTGGACGGGCACGCCCAATTAGCGGAATACTCTCCATCATCAACATATATGACTGTAGCAACTGGCGTGCCAGCCGTAATTTCCGTTTCCGTGTCGCTCGAATCAGACTTCCAAACGCGAATCCCCACTCTACTTCCACTGAGCAAACCAACACTCCCGTTGGACGCGCTATTCGCAACGTTAAGTTGCCTACAGGTCGCGCCCTTGTAGGTGATGTCCGTGTTCGTGAAGTAGCGGGTTTCAACAGTCATCCTGATCGCCTACTACGTGTTGATGCTGAAGGTCACGTTGACGGTGGAGTCTGAAGGAAGTTTGTCCTTGATGTTGGCTTGAACCCAAGCTAGGATAGCGTCTACGGCTGCTCCGTTCAAGGTTGCAACCGTCTTGGTTATTATAACACTCACAGTTATCATTGCCATGCCCAATCACCACCTTCTAGCTTGCGTCGTCTGAACTTATGATTGCCGTTATGGTTACAGTGACAGCCGCGCTCAAGGTAACGTACAGCGCAGTGTTCACGCTTGTTATAGCCCAGCATGCAGGTCCTTGAGCCAGCGGCATGACTGCGCCTTCGCGAGCTTGGAAACTCCACTCCATGAGCGATGCTCCTCCGCTACCATTGTTCAAGTTGACCACGACTGTGCCTTGGGCTTGGACGGCGATTGCGTGGAGCTTAGTCACATTATTCGCGACTGCGGCTACCAGATTGCCTGATGCGGATGCATCGAAGACTGCTGTCGCGTACACCTTGCCGTCGTGCTTGTTAGCCGTGTAGAGCCTGCCCGTAGCGTCTGTGTGAAGAGGCTCATAATCGTTCTCCGTCCCTGACTTGACGTCCAGTATGTCGTCTCTCACCGCGAGCATCATGACGCCGGTGTCGCCTGAAACGTGCGCCGCGTCCTCAGCTTTGCCGAGACTGGTTGCTGCAACACCTGGAACTATGCTGGTTACGTCTACGTCTCCAATGTCAACTCCTGTGTTGGCTGCCAGTTTCCCTATGGCGTTGGTTCCAGCGGGCAACGCTGCGCTGACGGTGACGGCGCCAGTGTTGCAAGCCGTTATCTTGCCATCAATACTGTCAACGTGTCCGTGAACTGTGCCAAGCGTGGCTTCGGTTGATGCCCCAGTAGGAAGCGCTGAACCTGTTACGTCAAGGTTCTTGCGGGGGTCAACGATGTTTCCCGCGCCGTCGGTGACTATGTGGACTTCCTCGTGGACTGTATCGATTCCCACGACGCGACTATTCGTCCTGACCTTTTTGCCGACTCCGTCAGCGTTCAACCCGATGCTGTCTTCACTCATCCGTCTTCACTAACTGAGTCTTTCAAGCCGTTTGATGAGGAGTTCAAGGGCGGTTTTCTCTAAGCCTTCAAGCGTGTCCATGCGTTGCACTGTTTCGCGGACGGCTCTGTTGAGTGTCTTCGCGGATTCCGTGAGTGCCTCCATGCGGACTGTGAGTTCGTCTACGCCTGTTTTGGCGTTCTTCATCTCCGACACGACTTCCTTCATCGGAACCGTCGGGCTCTTTGGCTTAACTAGGCTTGGGTGCTCCATTGTTCTGTGCTTCCTCCTTCTTCTGGAACGGCTTGGGCTGCGCCTGCTCCGTCTTCTGCTGGAACATCTTCTCCTGCTGGGCGCGCTTCTCCTCGACCCACGCGTCAAACTCGTTCATTGGGATGCCCAGTTCCCTCGCCGCGTACCTCGGCGGCATTATGCCCGCGTTGACTAGGGCAGTGATGTACGTTGAGTTGTCCACTTTCTGCGCCTCCGCATCCTCGAAATGAACAATGGGCGTGTCCTTGACACTGAAGCCCCTGCTCTCGAGAAACGGCTTGTAGACTTCCGTTTCGAGTTTGCGCTTGAAAAGCCTCTGCATCGGGATGACTAGATTCGCTCTCTGCTGAACCATCATCTCCTTGCTCGAAGCGTAAGTGCTGCTGTATTGGAAGCTGACGGGCGGCGTCATCAAGCCGTCCACGAGCTGCGCCTTGAGGAAGCCTAGCACGTCATTAAGATTGCGGACTTCACTGTCTCCCGTTCCGCCTGACTTGTGCTCGATCGGGAAGCTCGTGACTATGTACTCGCCCGGCTCCCAGTCCTTGATCTTGTTCTTGATCGCGTCCATGTCGGTGCCGCTGGGAACGAACTCGCCGTCGCCTATCTGGTACATCTCGCGCGGGAACGCGGTTCTGTGCATGAACTCTTTGATGTCGGTTTCAAGCTGCTCCATTATCTGGAACTCGGTTTCCAAGCCGACTAGGAGCGACGTGCCGTACGGCCACGTCTGAGTCGTGACGTCCCACCCTATGTGCACGATCTCGTCGCTCGTCCACGTTGGCTGCTCATTCGCGCCCATGATGTGCTGTCGCCACGTGGTCACGTTGCCCCTGCCGTCCGTGGCGGCTGGCTCGACTAGTTCCTGGCACGGGATCATGCGGACGTCGAATGGGTCCTCGCTTTTCTCCCAGAATACGGCTCCGAACTTGCCGAGGGTGACTGCGCTCTCGTACAGGAGCGTGTCCAAGCCTATCCTCGCGTTCAATTCGTCGCAGGCGTCTTTCGCCTCCATCGTCCTTGGGTATGGGTTTCCCTCGTCGTCCACTACGGGCGAGAGGAATAGTCCGTTGGCCATGACTTGGCCCGCTATGGTTCTGAGGCACGACTTGGCGAGTGGGTGCCGCTGGTCTAAGCCGTCGAAGTAGCGGCAATGCGCTTCCCAGCTTAGTTCGCCGAGGTTTATCCGCCTTGCCTTCATGGTGGTGCCTGAAGCGACGTAGCCGCCTTTGAATGACTCTTTCGCCTTGCTTCTGCTTATTTCTAATCCAAACAGTTTCATAACGTCATTTCCCCGTGAGTACGAATCCCGTCCGCCTACGGCCGACGGTTTCGCGCGTCACTATCTCCACCGAGTCCAGTGCGTCATCGTGCTGCCCCCTTGGGAACTGAACCCACTCGGTCCAGAACTCGCTGCTAAGGTTAAGCAGCGGATTAACAAGTATGCGTTTACTCTCGAAGTGCGAACTCATCGGGATAAAGCGTTCCTCCTTGTTCTTCACGGTTTGGCTCGCAACCATCGGAAGCCCACTCAACTCGTGCAGGTAGGTGAGCGCCTTCTGGAAGGCGTTGGCCTCGATGAATATCTTGGCGTAGCCGTTGATGTCGTGAAGGTGCTGGATCTTCTTCAGGAACTCTGGGAAGCTGGTTCTCTCAGCGTAAACGTCCTCCAAATAAGCCTGATTCGTCTGCTTGTCCACGCTGAGAGTCGCTATGGATTGCAGGTCGCCTTCGCCCAAAGCCGGGTCGATGCCCGCGTACTTCATGTTAGAGTAACTCGGCGGGCTTGCCCAGTCGTGAAGCCACTCGGCCTTGAGCAGGTCGCCCTCCATGCCCGTCGGGTCGTTCTGGTACTGGCAGTTGAAGATTATTGTGCCTACTTGCTTGCGCCTGTCCTCAAGCCTTTCTCGGCTCCAGTATTCGGGCCAAAGAGGCTCACCCGCGCCGTTAAGCGCCTGCTTGATGTCGTGCGGCCACGCTTTGAGCAGGTCGTTGTACAAGTCGGCGTAGCTCCATCTAGTACCCACAACAAGAATGCCTCCCCACGGGTACAGGGTTGGGAACAGGACTTTGTTGAACCAGAGCCGCGCCTTCTCGACCTGGAGCGGGGTTCGCACGTTTTCCTCGTCAATGATGTCATCGCAAACAACCAGGTCAGATCTGCCGCCCGTGATGCCTCCTAAGAGACCCGTCGCCTTAATAGTGGCGTTTTTGCTGATTTCGCTTCTTTCAACGATTAACTCGTAGCTAGTCCACTTCTTCGGGATCTTTGGCCTTAATTCGCCGAAAATCTCGATGTATTTTGGGTCAAGCTCCATCCTAGTCATGATTGCCGTCAGGATCTCTTCAGCGAGGCTCGCCGTCTTCGTGACGATGTTGACGTGCACGTTAGGGTTGCAGCCCACCAGCCACGACACGTAGTTGATCGTCGTGCACTCCGTCTTAGCGTGGCCCCTCGGCCAAAGCAGAAGGAACCGCTTGACGCTTTCCGCGCCGCCCGTCTTGAGGGGACTAAACCTGTGCTGGAGAAACTCGTACCACTCGCGCTGGAAACCCGCGTTCGCGTACCCCATGTGCTCAGTGAAGGCTGCCAGGCTTTTCCGCGCTGCCTCCCGCCTTATTGAGGATAGCAGCCGCTCTGGAAATAACTTCTGCGTCTGACTCACTCATCTTCACCCCCGACGGTTCAATTCGCTCAACAACATTAACGTTCGCCGCCCTCGGCAGAAGCCCGAGCGACTGCATGAACTCGCTGAGGAACCTTTTAGCGTCGAAAGCCACTTTTAAACATGAAACGCTTGCCGTGCGGCTATGTTCATCGTCGAATCTTTGGGCGCGAGCCTGAAGGTCAGCGACGAAAACCCTCCACGCCGCAACCTCCTCGTACATCAGCGTGCCAATGTCCTCTAATCCGACAAGTGTCGGAAGCCACTCGCGCCTCTGCTTCCACTCGTCATAGACGCCGTTCACGGTAAGTCCGTACTCAGCACCGAACTTCCTGAGTTTCTCTTCGTCAACGTTGCCACTCACGTAAAGCTCGAACAACTTTCTGCGACGATCAGTGAAGTCCATAGTCACATATCCACCTGTTAAAAGGCAACCCAAGAATAATCCTAGTGCCGCGACTCATTGAAAATCCACCGTAAGCATATATCCGCCTATAATTGGGCAATCAAGAAAGAACCTTAGCACCGTGATTGGCTGAAAGTCCATCAAACAATGTTTCTACGAGGGTGTAAAAAGCCTATGGTCTTTTCCCATGCAAATTTCTACGGGGGTGCAGAATCAGGAATCTTCATCATAACACCATCCGCCGTTAAACCACAGTTCAACCACAACCACCAAACACCATATACCACGCCAACCGTCTTAGGGCGCCATCTTTTTTGGTTCTTGAAGGTTTTGGCGGTGGGATCTTATGGTTATGTGGGTCCATGTGCATGGTGTTATCATCATCAATGTATGTGTGTATGTGTAGTACAGTATATACAGTATGCTTATATGCTTGTGCATACACGTTATAGCATGGTGACAAGAGCAATGAACATGGTTAAGTTCAGCATAGGCGTATGTGCCCTGGCCTTGTGGTTCGCAGGCGTAACATGGTGGTTCTTGACTCAATGGGTGATAGCATGAAACTGCCGGAAGAGGATCAAACAAGATGGGATATTACACGCTCATTCGAGTTAAGTAAGGAGTTCTTAGACTGGTCCCGCAAAGATGACGGTAACGGGCAGCCTTCCTTGGAACTATATGGTTTTAAGACGCCTTGGTGCAAGTTCCGGATGATGCAGAGTAGCTTATACCATGTAGATATGGAGAGGTGAATGATAGTATACTTAGTTATCAGTGTGTGGAAGGGCGTTCTAAACGAAGTTAAGCCCTTCACAAGATACCAAGAGGCGCAAGACTACATAAGAGTATGTAAGACGGCGAATGATCCTGACGAAGACTTCACGTTAACCGAGATTGACCTACCCAATACTGAGTAGCTACCCAAATATGAGTAAGCATATACGCGATTACAAGGCCTTACCGTTATGTATGGTTACCGTTATGTTTGGTTGAGCATAACGACTGTGTGACTTTATCATTGGCGACAGTTACTATTGATGGTGGTGTTTGGTGGTTTTGTTCGGATCTTTGGTATTATGTTGATGCTTTGCTGCATTGGTTGAAGTCTCTACAGTGTATTATGCATGATGCTCTTTTAGTGCAGTTCTTATAGTTCTTTTTAAGACGCTTGTTATTTGTCATTTGAATGTTTATGTGTTTATATGTTGTTGTGTTTGTAAGACCAATATTTCTTGTCTGTTTGACTGTTTATATGTTTATGGTTGTGTGTCCGTGTTGTTCACTTAGAGAGTAATCCTTATAACTCACAATAGGACATTCTAGGATATAGGTGCTTGAGATATGGCGAAAGATTTCTGGGGAAAACCAATATCGGTTTACACTAGCGACCAAGCAATAGAAGACGGCTTTCTATTTGATCTTGACCTGTTCAAGTATTGGCCGATAAACGCAAATTTTGAGACTCGACCACTAAAGTATGTGACCACTGGGTTACTAGCAAAAGGCTATTGGAACCCAGATGAAACACTGAATAACCCAAATATGCAAGACTTGATTGCTCAATCCTTACGTGTTTTCTCTAAGATGCGACCTGGTGACTATTTTGTTAGCGGAGTCATCGAATTGCCATCGGGAACTAAACAGAAAATCTTTATCGCTCAAAATGAAACAGGCCGTTTTACCGTGATGTTGCCTGAAGATTATTAGGAGGCGAAAACATGAAGACTGATAAACAGATATATGACCACATTTACCGTGTTGTTGCTGAGCTCATCTACGAGTATAAGCTTAAGCCTCACGGATTCTAAGCCCCTGACGAGCTAAGATAGAACTTAGCGAAATACCAAGTTTTTTCTTGGTATAGGGCAGAAAGGAGAAGGTGGTAAACGAAAGGAGCCTTCACGAAACACGGGGAATTTGGGAGCCGCAAAAAGAATCGTCCACGGCAGCCAACGCCATAGACGCTTTAACGTAAATGTACCGTTGCACCGAAGGAGCTAGAGTTTGCGAGTGAACGACTGAGCTAAGCAGGTTCCAAGGCATCTAGGTCTCTCTCAAGGGATTAGCCGCGCCTGGGAGCCTTGCCTCAGTCTTGAAATTGACTGCGTGATCGAGCTAAAGTAACGTGGTGTGCAGTCTGAAACAGCTAGGGATTCAGTGTCTACGGCTTGGTTTCTTGTGTGCCGCTGGGTGCTGGCTTTGCGGCTGTAAGCTAGATCGTGAGGCGGCTACGTGACAGCCTTAAGTGCGTTCTAGCCTAGCCGAAAGCGTCTGTTTTGATCCCTGGTAAGAGGAGCTAGTTACTTGGGGTTCTAAGGCTGTTTCCCCGTGTCCTGTTTGCCCATTTGAAACTTAGGAAAGGAGAGTGATAGTATAAGCGTTTATCTGTCTATCCGTGGAAGCTACGACGTCACGTTTGAGTGCAAGCTGGAGCAGAATGAACTGTGGAAGAAAGCAGCATTGCGCATAATGCGGGATCCTGAGCTAGATTCTAAGGATTCTATGTTTAAAGTCAGTTTAGGCGACTATGAGACTGTGTGTGGAGCTAAGAAACGAAACGCGCTTAGAACGCTTGTGCGTGAACCAGCCAAATTCATTCGGCTAGAGAAAGCTATCGACGCTATCGATCGGAACGATTGGGTTGCTCTCAAAGAGAACTATGTTAAGGAGTCATTCGTCTGGTACATTAGGCAGGTTTGGCGTTACGTTAAGCCTAAACTGGAGCTAGAGAAATGGGTTGTTGACGCTTTGCTTGAGGAAGGAAATGGCGGTTTGCGAGTAGCTACGCTTTTGGATAGGTTGCTTAGGAAAGGCGTGATATGCGGATATGCGCAGTTGCGGGATGCGTTGAGCCATCTTTGCACGCTCTACATTGCGGAGCATCAGGGCGGAATGTTTAGTGTCCGTGATGGGCTGGTGGATTTTAGCGATTAGAGGATGAAATAATGTTAAAGATAGAACGTACATGGGCAATGCCTAATAAATGGACATTTCGGATTCTACCTATTGAACAATTACTTAGAATGGAAATGAATGGGGGTTTATGGATAGATCCTTTTTGTGGAAAAAGCAAAATTGCACAAATAAACAATGACATTAACCCAAATATGCCTGCTGATTTTCATTTAGCCGCTACCGAATTTCTAAAACGATTTAATGATGAATCAGTGGATGGGGTTTTGTATGATCCACCATATAGTGGTGAACAAATAAAGCGTTCATATGAAAATGCTGGTTTAGAAACTCTAAATAAAGGGAACATAACTCAGTCAAGTTTCTGGTCTCGTCCTAAAGATCAAATAGCGCGAATCTTGAAACCAGGTGGAAAGGTTATTTCATTTGGTTGGAATTCATCTGGATTAGGAAAGACTCGCGGGTTTACCAAGAATAGAATATTGCTTATTTGCCATGGATCGGCTCATCCTGATACCATAGTTGTCGTTGAAACCAAGATTCAAACTAGGCTTTCGATGGTGATTTGAATAATCAGGAATAAAGTTTATCTGCTTAAGTGTCTATGTGTGTAAGGTGATGAAAGGATGACTGAACAAAAGAAAATACGGCTGACAATAGTCATATCCGCACAAGTGGATGAGCTACTCCGCGACCACATACGCCGCAAAGGCGACATATCCCGCATAATCAGCGAGCTGGTGATTCAGAAGTTCATGCCCGAGGCCATAGCGCGGGAAGCCGAGAAAGCGGGCATCCCGCTCACTGGGCCAGCAGCGTAGTGTTCCAGCTATAGTAGTCAGCTAGAGCGTTGTGCGGCGTAAGCGTCAGCGTATCGTTTAGCCAGCTTTTAGGCATTACAGCAGTGCCGTTCTTAAGCCATGTTTCAGTCCAATCAGACGGCAAATCAGTGATTATTAGGCTGATGTTGAGAGCTACGTTTCCAGCGTTGTAGACACTGAACTCCACTGTTTCAGCTACTCCACCCGTAAGATCGCCCCACTCTATCCAATCATTGTTCTCGAAAATCACGTTGTCAACGTAAGCGGATACTAGAATGGTTCCGTCTTGGTTGAAGAAGAAGCTGGAAGCAGCTGAAGCTAGACCTATAGCCAAAATGATGGATAGAGCTAGAACTATGACCGTTGAAACCTTTGTTATTCCCTGATTGTCTTTCACTTTGAATCGCCTCCTTTCTGCTTGAGCTTCTTGATTGACTGGCGGTTGATGCAGAAGAATATGATTATCACGATTAGAATCGCGGGACCTAGCCAAATCTGCGCCTTGAACACTCCAGCCAAAGCTAGAGCAAACTGATAGTACCAGTCCGTCCACAGCCCGATTGCCCAAAGGATGCTTGCGCCCACGAACGTGATGAAAGTCCAATACTCGAAGAACCTCTTGTGGATAACCGCGTCAGTAAACGGGATCACGAGGTACTCCTTAGTGACTATGCTCGTCATGCCAGGCTGGTCAACGATGATTTGCCGACGGGTTTCTTTGTCGTCGGTCACTTGACCACCACGATTTCTCTTACCTGCACTTTCAAGGCAGCTACGAGATTGCGGAGTTCCTGAACCTGCGCGTTGAGTTGCGTGATCTGCGTGTCCTTGGCTCCTATGATGTCGCGTGCTTCCTCGGCGAAAGTGTCTTCCTTGTACGCTTTAAGCTGGGTTTCTAGGCTCTGCATCTTTATCTGTGACATGCTGAGTTGCTGCCCGTTGGTTATGGCTACTCTTTGAGCGTCCACGATTGCTTGAGCGCTTACTTTCTCGGCTTGAGCGCGCGCTCTGTCTCCAGTGATCTTGCTCCATAAGCCTATTACCGCTCCCGTCGCGGTGATTGCCGTGACTGCTGCTTGAACGGGGTACTGAACTATGTAGCTTGAAAGGTCGCCCAGCATGACTGATCCCGAGGCTAGGAGCTGCTTGGCAAACCCGCTTATCGGGATAACAACCATGTCAGTATAAGCGCACAGCGGCTCAGAATGGAAGTAGCTGACTGCCCAAACGCCTAGACCTATCAAGAACCCGGCGGCTGCAACAATCCATGTCTTGCGGCTTGATGATGCCGCGAAGTCTGCTATCTTCCCAACATTTTCAACCGTCGCCATTGCCATTCACTTCAACCTGAAGCGCCTTGAGCGGAGCCTTCACGCCATTATCCTCTCTAATGAAAAAGGGGCTAAAGATCTGGTCGATCCTCAACCCCTTAATCATTTGGCTGCAGGGGACAAGAATAGTGTGGTTCCACACCCCCCTGCGGCCGTACTCGTCCACGGTGGGCTTGAGGAAGCTGAGGGCGAAAACCTTGGTTTTGCAGACTGGCGTTAGTGTGACTGTTTCTTTGCCGTCGGTTGCTCCTTGCCTCAAGAGAAAAGCAAGGTCGTCTGGCTCCAAGCGTTCGTTTAAGCCTTCGCTTTTGAGGAATAGCATTCGTTTCTGTTTCGGGCTATATCCGTTAATGAAATGCTCGCAAAAAATCATCATTGCTCACGTTGCGAACGTAGTTTTTATCCAGCTAATCAAGTTATAGTAGCTTTGCTCACTATAAACGGGCAAGTTGCGTTCATGGTCCACCGCGATCTTGTATCCTCGGTTTCCAGGGTGCTTCGCAAATTCTATCGTTCCATCCGCCCTCTTTATCCGTTCAACCTGAACGTGGACTGGGAAGAACTTGACTTTCTCCAAGCCGTAGAACTTGAGCAATCCGCTTGTCTGGCGGAAGTACGTTTCGAGGAATAGTCTGGCTCCATCCGCGCTGTACAAGTCCATGCCGCGAGACTTCATGTAGCTGTCAATCATGTCGTACTTCGCGAGAAGAACAGCTATGCCCTCAATCTTCGGGCTACGGCTCTTCTGCTTGTAACGGTAGATAGCTGAAAGAATACGCGCAATGTTAGTGTCAGGGTCCTTCTGCCCAATGGATTCCTCATCCATCTGAGGCACTCCTGGCAGGTGCGCCCTGCTAACTGGAACAACCAAGACGTAGCCATTCGAATCACAGATGTACTTGTTCAGGTTCTCCGCCGTCTGGTACTCCTGACTCTGCTGATAAACGCGGTCAGTGAACGGCCCCATCATGCTCTCTATGTCTTCGCCAGCGGTCTCCGTGAACGGAAGCACGACGGTTCGTTCGCCCGCCATACTCTTCCACTTCATAATCACGTCCGCCTCGTAAAGAAGCCCTGGCGGCGTGGGTTCTGGGAAGAATCCTTGGCACAGATCCGCTGGAACCTGCCGTATTCCGCTTGTGCGTTCGTCTATGAAGTGCGTGAAGTTCCTGTCGCGCGTGCTAAGCAAGTCGCACGTGAGTGTGAGGCATCCGAGGCTTGTAGTCTTGCTGCTTCCCCGCGTGCCTACGAATATGACTCGCTTCTGAACCGTTGATGTGCTGCTTAAATATGGTATCTGCTGGGCGACTCTTTTGAGTATGTCGCTCAAGCTGTGACTGTTGCCTCCTGCGCCTTCTTACTTTGGTCTGGAACTGGAATGGTTGTTCCTTGTATCAGTTGGGTAGATGTCGTTGCTGTGGGCACTGGCACTTCCCTGACTATGATTGTTTGCGGCTGACTCATTATCGGCTGCTGCTGCATCACTGTCTTTGATGGGTGAAGGAGAGGAATCTTTCCAGCTTTATAGACTTTGTATATGAGGAAGAAAGTTACAAACCCGCCGGCGAACCAGATCAGCATGTGGTAGGTCTGGTATGCGGGCATCGCTGTTATGCTTCCCCACCACGTTGAAATGCCTACATACGCTCCTCCCCCGAAGGTTTCGAGGGCTGAAACTATGCCTTCCTTCAAAGGCGGATAGCTTGCGACTGCGATAAGGAAGAATATGATGCTGAGGAGAACAATGTATAACCACTTCATCGTGAAATCACCTCCAAAAATTTCATTCCTGCAACGCTCCCTGCCCGTATCCATCTATCAGCACTAAGCCGTGGAAAACCTGCGGGACAGCGCTCATTTCGAGGTAGGGTTGGCTTCGCATGACTTTCGCGATCTCTTCCGTGGTGGTTTTGCAGACTGTTTCTTTTAGTTCTTTGTCGCGGTAAGCGTTTTTGAAGGCTAGGTGCCGTGCTATGCGTTCCTGTTCTTTGATTAGGCTTCTTTTTCCTCTATGAGTCATTCTGGCACCGCGCAGGCTCCGTCTGTTACGGGCAGGCGATTTAAAGAAAGTAATAGTTTTCTTATGCTCAGATATGTTAATAAGCGTTTGTATGTCGGTTTCTTCCACAATCCTTATAAATCCCGTTGGGATATAGTGAGAGATAGAGAGATGTTAAGAATAATGCAGAAAGAAGCGTTGCCGAAAATCGTGCTGGCGGGCTACTTCAAGGATGGCTCTCAAGAGGTTGAGACGCTCACCATACACTACGACGGCGAGTATCTCTGGCTTGAAATGATCCTCAAGAACGGGCAAGTCGTTCAGACACAGAGTTTCAAGGGAGAGACCTGATAATGGTGAATGTCCAGGTAAGTTCCGACTTAATTGAACGCATAAAAAAGCGGTACACGTATTTCCCGCCCGATGTTCCAGCGCATTACCTCGTTGACCAGTGCCTCAGAATGTTACTTCTTGATGATAAGGCGGAGGAGAAAAAGAAGCTATGAAGGACAAGTGCCGAGACTGCAAGAGACCATGTTTCAGCCTGAGCACGGATTATGAGCCGAATGATTGCGGGGAAAGACAATGCTGAAATGCCTTGGTTGCGGGAAGGAGTTCCTGTACGCCGCCAAAAAGATTCTAATATATGATGTGAGTTTTCCAGTTGACGACAATGGGCGCCCACTTGAATCCAAAATTGATGATGATACTAACCTTGTTCGAACTGTAATTCCAGAAACCATTGAGAGTCATTGTTGCCCTTATTGCTATGGTTCTGATTTGCGAGAGGTTGAGAAGACCGAGCCCCAGATCGAGAGCATCATAAGCGTTGAAATCAAGGAAGCCGATGCGTTGTTGAAACAGGGTTACGAGGTCAGAGATGCCTATGCCACGAAAGTGACGCTGGTTAAGAAGGCCAAGGAGGAAAAGCAGAAATGAACGACGAAGAAAAGACAAAGTCGATCCAAGACGCTATGAAGAAGCTCACTGAAGCCCGCGTAGCCGTGGAGACGGCGCTTGAGATGCTTGCGAAGACGGTTCCAGCGCCAGAGTTCACGCATCCGCCAACAGTTACGCATGTTCTGGGTCTAGTGACGGAAGTCAAGCCGATAGAGGGACTCCTAGATCAGTCAGTGTGCTCCGTGCCTTTGCCGATCAGGGATTATCCGATTCTGCCTGAAGAGTACGAGAAGTTGCTTGTGCTGTCAAGGGACAAGGACGACTTTGTGCTGAAGCCGAAAGGCTGGCTGGGAACCGATAACTTTGCTGAAATCCTAAAGTTCATTCAGGGATTGGGCGGGAAATACGTTAGCGCGGGGAAGGCTAGTCACTTCAGGGTGGAAGGGTGGTTCAGGAAAGAATGAAGGTAGCGCGGAAGCTGGTAGAGTTCAGCAAGTACGAGTTGCTCGGGTTGCACCGCGAGTTGCTGAAGCTGTTCGGGGAACTTACGGAAGAGATGCAAGGCGAGTATCCAAACCTCAACCAGCTTCTTAAACTGCTGGAAGGCGAATCAGGCTGACGTTTCCCACCGTTTGCAGAGCATACGAGTTCGTGGAGAAGATCTGCCTCATCTGCCACGGTGACCCGTCGCCGTTGAACGTGTGCGGAAAGCGTTTAAGGCAGAAGCAAAGTATCAGGAACTGGAGGGTTCGCACGTCTCACGTTACTGATGTTACAGCGTCAGTAAGGAAACATGTGGAGGTGGAAAAGCGAAGACAAGAACCGTCGTATTAAGGCTTTTGCCCTTTGCCCTAGTGATTAGCATGGCAATCCTCGGATGGTTCGGACACGGAAACCAGTACGGGGGAAGTGGCTGGGTATGGATGTAGAAGACTTTAAGAGCCTTCTGAAGTACGGAATAGCGCCGCCTTCCTTTCTCATAGGATTCTGTTGCGTCCTGGCGTTGGCGCTGTTCACCCTGCCTAAACCCCAGAACTTCGGAGTGTTCCTAACGTTGCTTGGAGCGTACCTTACGGCAACGGGCTACGTGCATGACAGGCGCCTCAAGCGGGGTCCGAACGCGCTGGGCAAGCACGAGTTTGACGACAGGAACTTTGATGCGAATCGGACGTCCGAGATTCTGAGGGCGAAAGCTGAATCAAAGCGTGGATGAGTTTTCATCATCCTCTTTTTCTCTCTATACCGCAAGATTCAGGATTGCAAACAAGATAAAAGAAAACTACAAACTTCAAATGAAAGAAACCCTCTCAACCCGCTTTTTCCTAGCGTTTTGTCTCTACGACTACACACTAAGGTATATATGATATTCATCCTCTAATCTAATTAAATCAATGAAATTTGGTTAAAATCTTGTGTTAGGGTGGCTTCTCCTCTATGCTTAAGAGAAAGGCTTCCCATAGTTTGAGGTAGTGGTTCATTTGCCGTTCCATTCGTGCAAGAGCCAATCGCCTTGTGTAGGGCTTGATTTTTCTCTTATTGTTGATGTACCGCAGGGTTCCTAGTGCTTCGTTGAACTTTAGGATTCTCTGGACCAGGCTTGTGCTTCTGCCGAAGGCTTTGGCTATGACGTTTATGCTGTACCCGAATCGCCTTCGCAAATACAGGATTGCGGCTTTCTCGCGCTGCATGACAGATATGTGGAATTTGGTGATCTGTACTCTCAATTTTCCACCAATCGCCTTGGTAATTTCACCCAGCAATCCAATCCGTGTTCCTTCGTGTTCGTGTTTACTTCCAGTAGTCCATCCGACACCCGAGAGACCCGGATTAAAAACTGTGTTGCGTAACTTGCTTTGTCCTCTTCTCGGAAGCCTTCGCCAAGGGGATGCTGATAGGTTTCTTCGATTTGGCGGTACTCCCCTTGTCGTATCAATATCGGCGTACATACTACTCTCTGTTCGCCAACTCTGAGTTTTAACCATCGCCAGAGAGGGGTGCGTATTGCGTCTATGAGTCGTTGCATCATCACTAACTCGTTTAACCGCAGGAACAAGACGCTAGAAGTTGTGCTTTTGTCGAAAAGGATGAATATACGGTTTTCAACCGAATATCTTTCAAGTCCTTGCCTTTCATAAAGCTGTCGCGCTAGAACGATCGGCTTGTCCCTATCCCAATTTATTCCTTCTAGTTTGCCGAACTTTAAATCAAACGGGATTTTGGTTCTTTCCAACTTCATCACCCCACATCACCCAACCTTGGCGTTCATTGCGCGAGAATAATTCAAGATATTTTCGGTTAGGGTACATCTTTTCAATTATTTCATAGAAAACTTCCGGTTTTCTGCTGTGCCCTGTCGCATCTGCCGATATGGCTGATACTGGTCTGTTTTCGGCTGATGGTGGAGGAATGTCGCCTTTTTTACCGATTAACAGTAATTCGTGTTTCGCCATACTGTAGTAACCCAATCCCGACGTTTGCTTCACCCAAACAAGATTTGTGATGTACCTGAATCCCCAACAATCCATTACTTTTAAAGCGTCTTTCAGTTTAGGGTTAGTGCCCCACAGGAAAAGGATGGCGTCTCTCGCTAAAGGTACGGGCAAAGCGCATATTTCGTCTGTTTCCAAACTGCTATATTGCTCATTCGGGTCGCCTTCTAAGCAGAAATCGTACTTCCAAGGTGGGTCAGCATAAATAATGTCATATTCACCTATTGGCAAACTTGGTGTTTCTCGGTGTTTTTGTGCTCGCGCAAGTTGGATGAATGCCGCGTTGACGCTTATCGTTTTATCATCTACTTTCAATAGGAGCGGCCCGAACTTCTCTGGTTCCTTTCTAGCTGCTTCAACAATGGCTTTGCCTTTGCGTAAGGTATCAAAACCGTAGCCTGTGAAAGAAGCAGCAATCACTCGCGTTTTACCTTTTGGAAAGGGTGATGAATCATCACCCTTTTTTTCTTCTTCTTTAGTTAAACGGTGTCCAATTCGAGTTTCTTTTATTTCTGGCTCTAAGGCTTCTTGAACCGCTACACCTTCACTGACAGTGAAATCAAGTCTAGCAAGATTTTCTTGTGCTTCGCCTTTCCGCAAATCCGCAAGATTCACTCTCGTACACGCAATCTCGGTCAAGCCCATAAGCTCGCACGCCTTGATTCTTCTGAGTCCAGCGATTAGTTCGTTCTTCTCGCTCACGACAATCGGGTGTAATAGGCCTACTTCGCGTATGCTCTGCACAAGGCTCGTTAGGCTTCCAACGTGCTTTCTGAACCTTTCACCGATAATTATGTCAGCTATCTTGATTGTCTGCATGCTCACGTTGTTGTTCCTTCTGCCTCTTTTTCTTTGCTCGGAGTTCTCGTTGTTTTACGCGCCAATACTCGCGGATACCTTTTGTATTTTTAGGCTTCATAACCTAGCACTCTAAGTGTCAGCGACACTTAACACTTTCGGAAGACATAAATAATGCGTGCATACGTCTTATGGTTATGCTTAGAACCGTGAACTTTAGGATTGATGAATATCTCCTAGAGAAATTTGATGATAAACTGAAGAGGTCGCGGTACAAGACTCGGACAGAATTCATCGTTGACGCCGTAGAGGTTTTTCTTGAGAGGAAGAAACCATGAGTAAACCTCTAATCCGCAAAATCTACACGGATGACCCGCTAATAAAATATACTACCACAACGATTCCGCCTGATAGAACGAAACATGAGATTGATGGAGTTCTCGCCGAGTACGAAGTCAAAGACGTCTACTGGCACTGGGACCTGGAACACAATAACGTCTACGTCATGTTCAAGATTGAGGAAATAGTTGCTGGATTGCCCGTTCTAGCGAGCGCAAGAGTTGATTGTCCAACCATCTGGGACAAGGCTAAACCACGGGGGCATCCTCCGAAACCAGAACAAGTTAATTGGATGGTTAGCTTGAGAGCGATGCACCATTTCATCTATACACATCTCAATGCTGCGTACGCGATGCAAAGCAGCAAAACCGTGGCTTTCTTAGGGTACATTCAAAACGTGGATGGGAAGCAGTTGAAGGAACTGATTATTCCTAGACTCAGCGAGTACCGCGCTCTTGAAGTAAAAGAAGAAGTGAAGAAATAATGAGTTGGAAGAACAGGATGCACGGCAATAGCATGAGCAAAGCCGAGATAAAACTTCACGCAGAAATGCAGAAACGCGGTCTTCACCCCGATTTCAGCACGAAAATAGTCTTGAAATGGACTGTCCCAGACGAGTACTACGAGAACACGGCGCATCATCGACCGCTTGCCGTCTACTTGGATACGGCGGCAACTCACAGGGACACGGACAGGGATGACATGATTGACGAGGCACTCGAAAGCAGAGGCATCAAGGTTCTCAGGTACAGGTATCACCCGCCGATCAGCGAGAAACTGCTTCTGCAGATAGCGGACGAGGTTGAGGAGTACGTGAAGGAGCCGTGCAGGGAATGACTAGGACGCGGTGCCTCATCGACAATGACTTGGTTAAGAAGATCTGGGAAACGTACCCTGAGACACGTTGCTTCGACAGTTTGAGCAAACTCGTGGATTGGGCGCTGAACAAGCTTCTTGGGGAGGCGCGGAAGCGTGGGTAGTGGCTGTGCCTAGCGGAGGAAGTCTGCAAATGAGTGAGAAGAAGCCTAAGAGTCTAGTTGAAGAAGACATGCAAAAGGTTCGTTCCATGAACAGCGAGAAGAAGTTCCTAGAAATAATGAAAATCAGGTTGGAACGTAGTGCAGATTTCATAGGATTAACTAAGCAACAGATAGAAGACATTGCGGACGTTCTCAAAACAGTTCTCGTAGACTACAAGGTAGAAGAATGGTGAAATGATGATTGATAAGCCTTTGACTTGGAAGGGGCTGGTTGCCACAGCAGGACTTTCTTTAGCGAAAGAACGTCCATTAAGAAAACCCATCAGAATACTCTCTCTTGGTGCTGGGGTCAACAGTGTAGCTTTACTGGTTCTCAAGTCTCAAGAAAAAGTAGATTTTGATATTGCCGTTTTCGCCAACACAGGTGGAGAACATCCCGAAACCTATCAATATATAGAACAGATCATAAAGCCATTTTGCCAAGAACATGAGATCCCACTTGAAATAGTGAAGCGAGAAGGAAAAGACCTCTATCAAAGCTCATTAGAACACAGAATAATCCCAACGAGGATGTTCCGTAGTTGCACAGACAATTTCAAGATACGAGTCTTACGCAAGTTCATCATGCAGAAATTTCCAGATCAAGAAGTGAATTTCTTAATAGGGATTGACGCTGGAGAACAACAGAGAGCAAAACAAGATTGCGGAAACTCCTATCCGCTGATTGACTTAGGTATAGACCGCGAAGGATGCAAACAAATAATCAAGGATGCAGGCTTGCCGATCCCAGTGAAAAGCGGTTGCTTCTTCTGTCCTTTCACGCCTAAAAAGGGTTGGCTAAACCTTCTCAAGAATCACCCAGATCTATATAGGAAAGCTGAGGAACTAGAGAAGAACGGTCAACGTTACCCAGAGATTAAACTCGCCAATATTTCACTTGAGCGAGTGCGAGAATCTATTGAAGACCAGAAGTCGCTTTGTAACTTTCTAAATAATTGCCCTATATGTGAGGTTGAATACAATGAATGAATTTGAAGAGTTGGTTGCCACAGCAAAAACCTCAGAAGATATTCAAGCATGGGTAATGAATCCGTTAGAATGGCGACAGGGACCTCTGAATACAACTTTTGATGGTCCTTACGATACAAAATTATCAGAGAATAGGCGAAAAGAGAAGTGGGTTTCGTTGGGCTTGGTGCTTCAACAAAGAGAACAGCTACGGAAGCTCTTAGACGGTTTCGGTTCTATCGACGATTACGACAATGACGACGTTATTGAATTGATTAAGGGATTGAGAGAGGTTCTAGGTTCTGGGAAGGAAGGCGACGAGAAATGAGGGTTTGCCCGAAATGTGGTTTCGTTGACCCGCCAGAATGGAAGCACAGCAAATATTCATATTGGATAGATAATTGTCGCCTCGAGGACCTTAAAACCATGAATCCGTCGTTAGCCAAAACTCTCGAGGACCAAGGGCACGCAAAAGACAAGGACTACGTTTATCGACTAACCAAAAACAAGACAAGAGCAGAACGGAAGGCAATAGTTGACTATGGCGAGCAATGGACAATCCCAATGGAAAAAGCTTATGCCAAACACAATTTTCGGGACTTTAGACCGTGTTGGACAAAGATTAATCCAAATCAAACTGAGCTTTTAGGAGAGGGTTCTTTGGGTTCTGGGAAGAAGGAAGGCGAACAGAAATGAGCCTATGCAGCCACTGTAGCTACGGAACAGGCAAAAACCACCGATGCGCACTTCCAACGCCGACGAGAAACACGTATCCCACGCTCCGCCTACACAAATGCAAGCACTTCAAGCCAGCGCCCAACGCGGAAGGAGTCCTAGTCCACGGACAGTAACTTCGGGAACCCGCCTAGAAACGAGAAGGGCGCGTGCGGGCACGCCGTCAAGATGGATGCTTTCCTCAAGGTTCTGCGGATATGCGAACTTGACCACATTCCATGCGAGCACTACGACTGCCTTGACCTTGTGCGTACTTGCCCGGCGCTGAGAAGGTTGAATGCCGAAAAACAGAGATGATGGAAATCTCTGGCACTTTTAGTGTGCCAAACCTAGACTAAGTGGCTTAGAAACAGTGCCTCATGGCGGATCATAGTCTTTCGTCCACGTCGGAGTATCAAGCGCCAGGTTGCCAGTCTTTAAACTTGTCGATTGCTTGTCCTGGAACTCTGGCCGCTGGTTCTCATTGGCACGTTTGAGACTATCGTAGGCGGGTCTAGCTCGCGCGTTAGTCAAGTCGTCGGTCACGTGGAGAGTCGTCACCCATTTCCCAGCTGAAAGCTGATCCACTATCTTCGTCACACGGAAATCGTCGTTAATCTTAAAGACGCCACCACTATTCTTCTTCGCGTGAACGTGAACAAGTTGCCCAGGCTTAATGTATCGCGTGTAAGGTATCTGTAACGTGCCTACTCTACTGGTCTTTGCCAGTCTGAGGAGTTCCGCGTAGGCGGCGCGCGCCATGAGCCCCGAGTCATCTGTATCGCTCAATGCGTCATCGTGCGCTTGATTATCCGTGACGACCTTGACTTTTAAGTGGTCGCTGGCTATCTTCGTGCCGTCCTTGGCGATCCTGACTATGGGCACATCGCCGAAGTATAGTCCATCAACGTAGAAATAAACATCTCCGTAGGTGTTAGTGTAGAAGGCGAACGCGATGAAGTTTATGTTGTTCCAGTTAAGGATAACGTCTGGGTCGACTTCAACCCATTCAAACCCGCTTTTCTGGGCGTACTGGCGATAGTATCCTCCGATTGGAAGCTGGAACCTGTTCCAAGTGGCTTCCGTCAAGTCAGCCTTCAGTTCCTTCTCGAAGTAGTTATTCGCGTTTGTGCAGAGTCGTACCGCTGGACTCACAACAGTGTTTCCTGACAGGTTGTCGCATCGCGCGTAGAAGTTCAATGTGGGAACAGCCATCGGTCTCGATAGTTTATTGAAATCCCAAGCCGCGTCCTGTGTTGTCGGCGTGAAAGCTGTGACGATGTACTCGGCGTCTATCCACATCTTCAGCGCCCAATCGCCTACCTGCGTTATCGTGGGTTCAACACTGATGTTTGGGTAAGCGCCGTCCTTCTCCCAGTGCAAGTCACAGCCGTAGTCAGTCCAACTATCGCCGTCACCAGGTCTCCTGAATATGCCATTGTACATCACGAGGTTAGCTTCTGGCTGCATCTTTTCAAGGCTGAAATCAGTGAAGTCAAATCCTTGAACAAGAGTTGCGGAGGCTTGCGTCGCGGCGGCACCTGCGTACTTCTTCCAGTTCGCCCTATCGCTGCTAATCAACTTGAGGTGGATGCATCCTGCCGAGTCAACGTACCAGTGGGGACCAGCGCCCGGCGTCGCGTAGGTCGGCGCATTCATTGCGGTGAGTAGGTCGCACAGGTCAGTGATCGCCTTGTCGCATGGTTTCCACGGGAACTTTATGTACTTTATCGTGCCTGAAACGTCTTCGATGTCCGTGGTCAAATAGGCGTAACCTGAGTCTTCAGCCGTGTTCAGGACTTTTTTAACCCATTTAGGAATCATTCCGTAAGTCGCGTCTGTAAGGATTTCAAGTAGTGTATCCACTGGTCCCAATTTGCTTTGATTTCCGTATTCTTGACCTATGATTGTGTCGGCGAGTGCAGATCCTAGTCCATCACACTTGACTATGAGGACTTCGCCTGTTTCCCTAAGTTCTTGGGTTACAAAGCGAATCACGCCGTTGAATATTTCAGTGTAACCGCCCTCTGAAGAATCCTTCACTTGGTACTGGATGTCTGTGCCGACTGTCACTATGTCCTCGAGTTCGTCAAGGGCGGGCGCGTGGAGGACGATTGTAGCAACTAAGAAGCCGTTCTCGTAACTGTTCATCTGAAAGTTGAGTCCGACCGTGCCCGTGTAGACGTCGACGCCTGAGTTAAAGAGTAACTTGAATTTTGGTTTAAGAACGTAGTCCATTCTTATGATCCCCTATTATCGTCGTATGGGCTTCCAATGCCTGCAATGGTGACGAAAGTTCCAGCCAACGTGATTAACCCTATTATCGTGCCCATGCCTTCAGTATTCAACAGTATCATTACAGTGTGTAGCATTCGCGCAATCAGAATCAATCTCTGTATCAACTGAATGCTGCGCTGGACGTCTTCGGGCAACCCCATGCGCCCCATTAGGCTGATAACCCTGTAGGAAATGTATTCGAGTTCCCGCAGTTCCCCGCGTACTTCCCCGTATTCGGCCCTGACGGTGCTAGCTTTTGCTTCAACCTTATTGAGCATTTCCATGCATTCGTTCAGTTGAGAGATGAGACCTGGAAGTTCTGCCGTGCTCATACTTTTGTCCTCGCGTCCTACCTAGTTCTCCAACTTGATCCTACTCCCATTCGGCTAATGACAATGTCATTCACCATTGCTATAACCTGCTTCACCCGTTCAACCAAATCCGAAATATCAATGTCGTAGGTCACTTCGCATCGGCAATTTAACCCCGTGTGACCGTGAGCTAGACTGCCTATACCCATGCTCCAGACAGGACCGTATATAGGATGGGTCAACGTGTCTCCTATCGAATCGGTAGAAGTATCAAATGTCCACACATACCCATGTAATTTCTCGCATATTTTGCAGGCGTCCGCCCTAGCGAGCCAGAACAATTTGACGATTGCCAATTCGGGTCACGTTATCCCGAACCGTTGTTTGTAAGTGTCGGTTGCTGGATCCTTCGCGTAATACTCTACGAACTCTAGTCTGAGGCTTCTGTGCGCCTGATTAGGACCGCCCTTGAAACTGAAGACTGCGGACTGCAACGTCATGTTCATCACCGCGCCGAACGGCGGAAGAGTCACAGCCACGTACGGGATAGATGGGAGCTTGTGGATCATCTCGAAGAACACTTGACCGTCAACCGTGTCGCCCGCCCGCGTCCAGTCGCCCATGTCAAGGTCGCAACCGATCGACAGTGTGGATAGTTCACTGCCCAACTGTTGGGTGTGGGCGCCAGCCATGCCAGGTGGCTCAAGGAACACGTTCCTGCCCTTAATCATGAGTTCTAAGCCGTCAGCCGTATTGGGAATCGTTATTGTGCCGCCGTCGAAGACGAAACTTATTTTGGTCATAGCAGATCCCTCTTGTATTCGATGTCATATTCTTCGCTATACAGGTAGAAGGCTCCAAGTCTCTGGGTCTTCGGCGTTGAACCGCTGAGTTTTCGGACTGAAACAGCCCATGCGCCAGGTTGTGCCTCGAAGACTCTTCTGACTTCGGCTTCCAACTGCCTCAGTAGTTTCATTGCTGTTATGCCTGTCTTATCCATCGACGCCATGGTAACGGGAACCTTCTCAACGTAGCCGTAGGGAACCAAGTCCACGTCAACGAGCGCTTGGCTACTAGCTTGGCCGACGCTAATTACGGCGTCCACGCCCTTGTCTATGAACACTCTGCTTAGCGGGTAGTTTGGCCAGTCGAAGGCGCAGATGACGGTTGCGGTGGTGCTTCCATTGTCTTCCTTCACGTTCGCCGCCGTGTAGTAGGCGTCGATTATCTCCTTCATGTTCTTCTGTGCCGTGTCAACAACCATTGTTATCGCCTAAGTGTGAAGCGCGTTATAGACTAGTTGGCACTCGTAGAACACGAGCAAGTCGCCTACGCAGTGCGGGGTCACGGATTCAACCGTGTAGTATCGGCTTGCCGCGTCCATGACTTCGTCGCCTTCTATGACCGCCGTCTTTGTTAATCCGACTGCGTCCCGCTTGACGTACAAGCCAGATTCAATGAGCATCAGCGTGGCCGCCCTGCCGAGGATTACCATCTCAATCGTCGTGTTGGCGTAGCTCTTAGCGTACCATCCTGTCTCGCCGTCGGCTACGCCTAGGCTGAGGGTTCTACGTGTGACGTCTAGGCTTGCGCCTATGAACCTGAGTTTCGCCGCGAACCTGTCATACAGACCAGTGAAGGTTGACATATACCTATATTCCTTTGAATAATGCCACTTTACTAGTGTTACCTGTCCACCAATTGTATCCAGATACCGTTAGATATTTGCCGCCAGCGGAGAATGCGAGTTGAAAATATCTAGTGGTTAAGTATCCAATACTCAAAACAGTGTTTAAGTCGATACTTTGTATTAGAGTTCCGTTTTTATAGATGTGTAATTCATAGAACGAACCTGTATTAGTGACTTCAGCAAAGTATGTTCCTAATGCGCTAGGAGAAGGGGAACCAGCTTCAGCGGCTCCTCCACTATATTTGTAACTGGGAGTTTCAATTAATGTGCCATCCGAAAGTTTGGCGATTCCGAATTTTGGGCCACCTCCATACCACATCAAAAGTCTATCTGTTGATTCGTTGAAGGTGATTAAGTCAACTCCGAAACTACTTATGCCCCAATCCGCCCCGATTATTTTTACCCATTGTAATACCCATGATGTGAAGTTTCCTTCGATCAGTTCCCATTCGTCAGGCAAGATTATGTCAGACTCCCCATTGTATGCAAGTTCAAGTTCATAGTAAATTGTTATATTACCCACTGCATGGGGTGTAACCGAAATAACGTGGTAAAGTCTATGGTCAACGGCCACAATTAAATCACCTTCCAATACTTGAGAAGCAGTGAAACCCGCGAAGTTTATCGAGAAAGCGTGCCCAGCGGGCACTTCGTACTCCTTTTTGCCCCTTGGCAGAATAATCATTTTAATCGTGGAATTATTGTACGCCGCACCATACCAACCCGTCTCCGAATCCTGTCCCCCCAATACGAGACTTTCCAAGGTCACATCTGCGTTGGCGCCCTTGTCCTCCATGACCCTTATGAAGTCCTCAACGAGTCCGTCTGGGCGCATGGCGCTAGACCTCCGTCTTGAGGAATACTCTTCCTGATGTCGCACCTGTCGAAGTGATTATCAACATCGCTATTCCGTCCTCAATCAACTTCATATATAGATTGTATTGGGGATCGCTTATGACGCTTGTCACGGATAAGCCACCTACCGAAGCATTTGGTCCTCGATCAACGAAAGCCTTCACCATCAACGTCGTGAGCATCTTCACCAGAGACGCCTGTTGCGATGTTAATGTCACGGTTTTGCTTCCCGCTGATCCTGAGAGCGCGCTCATCGATAGCCCCGTGCGGAGGTTAAGGTAGCCTATGCTGTTGTCTATCACGCCCTCTAGATTGATCAGGGAGATGTCGGTGACTGTGTAGTTGTTTTCGTCTAAGATTATCTGGGCTGTAACGTTCATTCATGTTCACTTCCCATAAACAGTTCTCCATAAAGTTTGTTACTGAAACAGCAGTCCGCGCAGGACGCTACTTTGCCCCGTTCACCGTTACGGTGAAGTCTGCGAACTTCCTTGTAATTCTGGTTATGCCAGACTTCTTCGACGCTGGCAAGGTTCAAGTCGCCTAGTTGCGTGCGATTATCCCAGTCTTGACAACATAAACCTACATGCCCATCCCAATACGAGACTAATTCGGCAAACGGTCTTTTGCAAGATTCAATCGGTTTCGGTTCATCTGGCATATCTCCGAAACCTTTGACGCTGTGTTCTTTGTAGATGCGGACTCTGTCTACAATCTTCTGCCATGAATTGATGAATTTCTTCTTTTTGTCGGTTGGAATGAGGCTTTCTAGGATGCTGACTTGAGTCTCTAGTCGCCTGTTGCGGATTGAACGCAGAAACTTGCCGTGGTTGGTGTTCCAAGGGTACTTAAATTCGTGGAGGCTGAGGCTGAAGAAACTACAACTCCGCTGTATCGCCTTCCCGTTTGCCTTTGTCAAGTAGTCGCCGTTGCTCGCGAGTTGCACTTGCTTGAAGCGCCTAAGTTTCTCCATGAACTCTGGGAACAGCGGGTGAACGAGGCTTTCCCCCCTGAAGAAGGGCACGATAACCGTGCTGTCAGGCAACTGCTGTAGTATGTGTGTGTAGAGTGCTTCAGCCATGAATCCCTGCGGGTACGTGCTTTTGTGCCGTGGGCAGCCTTGGCAGTTGCGGTTGCACTTGTTCGTCAGTTCTATTATGACGCGAGTCGGCAGTTTCATTTGATGACCAGAATTTGCTCGGTGGCTAATTCGGGGGAACCGTGGGTTTTGAGCCATTCCCTAGTTGCCCACGTTTGCCATAGGCTCCTGATTTCTTCGGTGGATGACGGGTGGACATTCGGGAAATAGCGCTTCAGTTCCTTCTCCCACATAACTAGGTAACTTTTGCGTCCGTTCTTCTTCTTCCTTTCCAACACGGATGGCGGTAATAAGCCGTGGTAAGCCTTTCTCAACCCCTTTTTTTCACAGTTGAAGTCATGATAAGGAACAGTTTTGCTCCAATCCAGATTATTTGGGTGCATTGGCACTTGAAGATTTATCTTGAAACTGCCATAGATAGTTTGGTAGGTTGGAATCACGTACTCGAAGAATCCCTGCCAATTCTCCACGTAGGTTTTTCTGGGTTTGTACCAGTAGCCTCCGAAGTGTTCGTCTCCGCCTTCGCCGATGTAACAGTTCAGTCGCCCATCTTTGCTGGCTTGTTTCGCGAGCCAGTACGGCCAAAGATTAAAACGCGGCACGCTGAAGTGCTTGAGAATCTCAGGATACTCTCCCAGCATGTTTTCAATAAATATTTCCGTGTGGCGGGTTCCGTAGCAATCAGCTACCTGTGCGGCGTACTCGAACTCTGTTTCTTGGTCGCTGAAGCCAGCCGTGTAGGTGTAAATTGGCTCTGTGCTTTTCTCTTTCAAGTGATGCAGGATTATGGTACTGTCTATGCCGCCACTGATGTTCACGCATGGCTTCGGATAAGGAACAACGGCGTTCCGAATCAGGTTTACGAGAGGGTGTTCCTTCAACGGTTAATCACTTGTTCAGCTACGTCAAGGTGAAT